ATTCTTTAGTGTTGAAGATAGAAGTTGATGAAAATGATTTATGTTGTGATGAAGATATACTTATGCAGGTAAACAATAAGGATAAAAGATTTGCTTTTGAAAAAATTATAGAGAATAATAAAAAACTAAAAATTGTTTCACATGAAACATCAAAGTGGTCTAAGTTCAAAAACAAAGACCCTAAACATCAACATAGATTTTTTTCAAACTACATACACTATTTCAAATCTGATTGGCAATTCTCTTTAGAACATCTTGGATGTGTAGGACACATTGGTAAGATTGAGCCACATAAAATAAAAGATTATGTTGTACATGACATGCTTACTTGCTTTTGGTCACATGACAATCAAGTTACTTTAGGAAATCACAAGGTCAAAGGTGATTATCAAAGAGCAGAACTTAAATATCTTTTTGATGAACCAATGGATGACAGAGATAGAAAAGCAATAAAAGAAAATCAATTTTATCAAGAACAAATCAGAGAACTAAATACATTAAAAAAACAACAGAAAAAATTAGACCTGAGTAAGTCTGTCTACCAAACTGCTCAAATTAACTAAAGGAGAAATGTATGGACAATGAATTTTATGATGGTCAGAAACATGGTTATAAGAATGTTATTAAAAAAATAGATGACATTAAAAGTTTCTATGAACTCAAAGGTTATGGTACTGAAACATTACTAACAATCAGAGAATATTGTAAAAATAGTATCACTATAGTCGATGCTTTGATTGGCAGACAATATAAAGAAGAATATAACAAACTTAAAAACAAAGGAGAAACAAATGGCAATAACAAAAATACAAGAAAAACAATTAAATGAACTTAGATTGGCTAGTGCATTTAATAAGTTCCAACAACTAAAAATAACTGCAAAGAAAGATGGTACTAATCCACATTTCAAATCTAGCTACTCAACATTAGAATCAGTAATAGATGCAGTTAATCATGGAGCAGAGTTTGGTCTGTTCTTTACACAACACATACATGAGAATGAAGGCAAGTTATTTGTTAAGACTGTTATGAGACATGTTAATGACAATGATACTTATGAAAGCTGTGTTCCTGTACCTTGTGCTAATTTACAGAATCCACATCAAATGGGTTCAGGTATTACTTATGCAAAAAGGTATGGACTACAGTCTTTATATGGACTTCCATCTTTAGATGATGATGGTAATGGTACAGGTACTACAGGTAAAAAAGATACCAACCCAACACCACCACAAGTAAATGACCAAGTAAAAAATAACATAATGTAGGAGAAAAAAATGGATGCAGATAACATAATGGAACAAGCAAAAGCAATAGATGAGAAAGTAGAGAATGGCTCTTATAATCAAACAGAAATAATCAATGGCACACTCAATGACCCATTTGAAAATAGTTCTGATAGGATTGTTAAAGTTGGCAACATTGCAGATGGTTCTGTCGAAACTTATAAAGACAAAGACACAGGTGAAACCAAGAAAAAGGAAGGCACTAACATCATTGTTGTAGAAAAAACAGGTGTAAGAGGAAACAAATATCATCGTATGTTTGTTGAAGTTGGTTTTCTAACTCCTGCAAAAGCAGGTAAGAAATATCATATGTCAGGAGCTATGAAAGTAAACTACAAGTATGACCATCAGGTCTATGCTACACAAAAAGAAGGAACATCAGAAAACACAGGCAAAGAATATAAGTTCATTAGCTTGGCTCTGATGGAAAATAATGATATAAAGAAAACAGATGGGAATGATACTCCTATCTAGTTTTTCATATTTCGCTCATTTGAAACGAGGTCATAATCGTTTCTCCTCTGTAGGTAGACTGTTAGTACCCCTTCGGTCTACCTACTCTCAAACAACTTGGAGATTAGAATGAATAGAACATTAGGAATAGGTGGTAGTGATGCCAAGCGAATCATTGAAGGTGATTGGCACACTCTATGGCTCGAAAAAACTAAAAGAGTAGAGCCTGTAGATTTATCAGATGTATTGCCTGTGCAAATGGGTATCACTACAGAAAAACTCAATCTTGATTGGCTAGAAAAAGCATTAGTCAATGAAGGATATAAAGATACAGAAATCAAAAGAGATGTTACTTTAGAGCAAAAAGACTTTATGATGTCTCACTTAGATGGACACATTGTTAAACCCAACATTATTGTAGAAGCTAAACACACTTATGCAATGAACACATTGGAAAATGTTGCTCAGTTTTATTATTGTCAGTTACAACATTACATGATGCACTCAGGTGCTAATGAAACTTATTTATCAGTATTTTTTGGCAACAATGAGCATAAGTGGTCATCGATAGAATCTGACCCTGAGTTTCATCAAACACTTTACAAAGCTGAGATGGCATTTTGGAAATTCGTTGAAGAAGATAAAGAGCCTACAGAATTTATACAACCGATAGAACAACCCAAAGAAATTAAATTAGATGGCATGAGAACTTTAGATATGAAAGATAACAAAGAAATGAATATCTTGATTGATTCATTAAAAGAAGTAAAACCTTATGTAACGATGCAAAAACAAATTGTAAATGACATCAAATCTCTAGTTCCACACGATTGCAGGAAAGCATTCGGTAATGGCATTACATTATCAAGAAGTAAGAAAGGAACACTAACACTTAGAGAAAATGCTAGTGAGTAGTTACTCTCCAATTCCTAATAGATTTTTTAAGGAGAACTGCCAACCTGATTATGATACTAACCCTATCTATGGTTTAGTTCATAGAGCAGTAGACTTGCAAGTGCATAAAGATTTTTTAAGAGAAATTGCTGTAAAAAAAATACCTGTCATAGCAAAAGTTAATTCAGGTAAAGAAGGTATAAGAGAAGTTAATGCTTGGAGAATACCGATTGAATCAGGCATCGGCAATGTCTTAAATTACATAATTTTAGATTTGAATGAAATTTATAATTACAGAATATCCTGTATACAAGACATTCAATATTTAGAATATCAAGTTGGAGATTATTATAATTGGCATACTGATATTTCTGATGGACTGAGTTCATTAAGAAAGATAAGTATATCATTTGTTTTGAACAATGACTTTGAAGGTGGAGAGTTGGAGTTTTTTCATGGTGGTGAAAAAATAATTATTAATACAAAAATAGATTCATTGATTGCCTTTACTAGCTTTATAAATCATCGAGTTAGGAAAGTAACAAAAGGTATTCGTAAAGCATTAGTGGTGTGGGTCAATGGTGAATCATGGAGATGAAAATTATGAATGAAGAAGTAAAGAAGTGGACAATATCAGCACGAGAAGTTTTGCTCAGGATGACAGAGACAAGAGATAAATTATCTAAAGACCTAAAACATAATCAAAATTTGTGGAATGATTTGCTACATGACAAAGAATGGAATCAGGAGAAACTAGAACTCAGTTGTCAGTACATTAAGGCTATAAATAGCCTAATTGACACAGTAAATAAGATAAATAACATCAAATTAGCTCCTGAAGAAGAAAAAAAGTGAAAAAAAGTGCTTTTTTGTGCATTTAGTTCTTCCATTATACTCTCAGTATTGTATACTAAAGGTATATTAAATAGGAGAAACAAATGACAAACAACGAAACATATTACGACAAAGAAGACAAACTAATAATCAAAGCAGGTGAGCATCCTAACTTTGAGAAAATAGAAAACGAAGAACTTGAATCTATAGGCATGATTGCTTACAGAGACAAAACATGCCCAAGAGCAAATGCAATATTATTCTTAAATGGCACAAGAGGTTCAAGACACATATGGTGGTCTACTGCATTTCTTGATGATGCAGAAAGAGATGTTGCTATTCAAAACACAGTTGAGAAAGCAAGAAGATATAGAAATGTTGGTCGTAAACCAAGCACTCTAAATTGGACTGCATGTAAACCTGAATGTATGGGTACAAGAGGTTTATAATAAACGAATGGTGTGGGTATCACCTAAACTACCCAAAACTAAATAGGAGAAAATTATGACAGCTTACAAAAATATAGAAGTAGCAAATGGCAAACCAATAAACGAGCAAGGTTTATGTGGTGTCTTTGCTGTTTCATTAGTAACTAACTTACCTGTACAAAGAGTATTTAACAAAATAAGAAAGTTAAACTTTTTCAGTAAACAATGGAAAGGCTCAACTAGGTATTTGGAGTTAGAAAGTGCTTTGAATTTTTATAAAAGAAAATATTCAGAAATCAAGCTCGATAAAAAAGTTAGACTTAGTACATTTGTAAAAGACTATACTGCAAAAAATTATTCATACTTAGTGTGGGTAAATCGTCATGTATGTGTAGTTCACAATGGGAAAATATATGACCAATCAGGACACTATGATGTTGATACATTAAAAGTTTGTGAGCATGATATTTATTATGATACAAACCGATATGGAGAAGAAGTTAAGAAATATATGCCTTTCAGAAAAAAAGACCAACTTGTAATGAGAGGATATAAAATACTTAACAGTAAATTAAAACTAGAAAGAGTAAATTAAACAATCGTGGGAATCAGTTTTGTGATAGAATTGATTCCCACACTAAATTAATAAGGAGAAATAACATGATAGACAATGTAGAAATAATTAATCACTTACTAGATAGAATCAAAGATTACAAATCAGGTGGTTCTAAAATTACACTACAAGCACATCAATCAGATATCAAAACTCTGAATTGGTACAAAAAACATTTAGGTAAAATGGATTCTGAGCAAAGGGTTGCTTAGAATAAACACGAGATGTTAATACAGATGGGTTGTGACATTCCCATCTGTTAAGCAGGAACTAGAATGACAGACAACATAAATCCAAAGCATTACAAACAAGGTAAGATTGAAGTCATCGATTTTATCTTAGACCAAAAGATGGGTTATCTTGAATCCAATATATTGAAATACATTTGTAGATACAAACTTAAAAATGGTTTAGAAGATTTAAAGAAAGCTCAATGGTACTTAAATAAATTAATCGAGCAACAAGATGAAACATAATTCAGATTTTAGATACGACCTAGATACAGGAATACTAGGTGAGACAGAATATGGAATGGTTCTTAAAGACTTAATAGATGGCAAACATGAAATCAAATCCGAGCAAGACACTTGGAAAGAGACAGGCAATATGTTTGTCGAATATAAATCTCGTGGTAAAGATAGTGGCATAACAACAACACAAGCTGACCATTGGGTCGTGTCGTTTTACAAAGGCAAAAAACTTTGCTTCACATTATCAGTACCAATCGAGAACATGAAAAAGATTGCTAGAAAGTATTACAACATGGGAAAGAAAACAGAAGGTGGAGATGAGAATACATCTCGTGGAGTATTAGTTCCCATAAGTTCGATTTTATATTTCAACTACTAAGGAGCAAACATGAAAGATAAAATAATAGAGATGTATAATGAAAATAAAGACCTTATTAAGTCTGTGGCATTTGTATCCATAATATGTATATTTTGGATTATTCTGCTATAATTAATTATATTTCTCCGAATATGAGGAGCTAGAATACCCCATTTTAGCTCCTTTTTAATGTCTAGGGTACTTTGGTATCACCCAAAAATTAAAGTCGATTACAGCGATTCTGTGCAGGAAAAAGAGATTCCATACAAAGATACCTTGTTTGCACTCCATCCTAAATCGTTTGCATCCATTCTCATGACTGCTTTTGTGTTTGAGTAAGTTACAGCATCATCATCTGTCAATGCTGTTTTGAGTGGTGGCTCGATTTGTAATGTAGCATTTCCTGAGCCATCTGATGTGATGTCAGCTACAATCATGTGAAGTTTAGAAGATGCACCTGAGCCAAATTGTACATAATCTCCTTTTTTAA